TTCCAACAGAACCAACAATTTTTGGTTTAAATTCTTTCAAATCATCAAGTAGGGCATTAGCAATAGAAACATAATTTTTGAGTATGTTAAACCACATATTAATGCCCCCACCCGTTTAACAAAGTGTCAAACAGGAAACCCATGATGTTTATATCAAAAACACCAAGAATGTTTCCAATAAGGAAACCCGAAAGACAAGCGCAACTGCCCCAAAACCATGCTCGCATTTTCAAAAAGAAAATGTCAGCAGAATGCGCTCTTTGTTGATTATAAGCATAATCCGAATCGGAAAAGCCCATTAAATCTCCAAAGACCACTTAACCACCGCCTTATTGAAGGGCGGCTAAGAACTCATTTCCAACGCTATTTTCTTCTTCCTGCTGAATAGGTTGATAAAAAGTAGTATTGTATTGCTTTGCGCTTTCACGCATCTTTTGTCTTTGTTGTTCGTCCCTAGCCTTTCTTTCCCAGTATGCCGCAATTTTACGGTCTAAGAGCCAAAGTTCAATTTTGTCGTTAAGAGATAGGTCAAAAATAGCCTTCATAACCATAATTGCACCAATTGTTCCTAAGCCAAATAGAATAGAATGAGCCAATGGGCCATAAGGAAAACTCATTCCAAATGCAGCATATGCCCAAACATTTGTTCCACTTAATGCACCAACAAATAGAATTGTCATAACTAGACGAGTATCTTGGCTTAATGCAACCATTTTAACACCTCAAGCAAAATGAATGAACACATTTGCATTACCAGAAGTTTCCTCATAATAAATTCCTTGAGAACAAAGAACGCTGTGCATATCAAATTCAAGATTTTGAACTCCCCCACCATCAAGATTTATACGGGCCAATTCTTTACCCGTATTATTTGTTCCATCAAAAACCTTAATTTGACAAGGCACTCCACTATCATTATTGACATGAATAGAAACTAATTTGCATTTACCAGTAAAAATTTGTCCACTAGCCGTCAAAAGGCCACTACTTCTACAACTCGTCATTCAAAACAACTCCGTTCAACCTGTCTATGAGGCATCACCCTCTTAACCCTATCGCTAGGATTATTCAGTCAAAGACGACTTTTTGCTTTTAGGAGAGATTTTTTTCGTCTTTGGTGTAGCAGGGAGAAGATATTCACACAATTTATCATGTGTGTCAAAATCTCTTCCTAATGCTTTACCTAAGCGAGTTAAGAGGGAAGGCTCCAATTGATTTAATTCATCTCTTTCACTTTCTGCAAAAGAAATATCAAGACAATTATCGCCTAAATACCTCAAAGCATCTTGAGTAGGAACATCTAAAGTAATGTTCCTACTTAAGACCTCTCCATTAACCAATAAGGTTTTTGACCGAGAGCCTTGAGAAAGTTTAATTGTAGCCAATTAAACCACCTCAAAGGAGGCCAAAGACTCTTACTCGGACGACTCCCACATCAATAGCGGTCAATTCAACCCCAGTTGCCCTAACAAATCCTAAAATACTCAAAGAACTGTTAGAAGTGTATAAGCCAGTTGTTCCCGTAATGATACTAAAACCATTTGCTGCGACTTCTTCCCCAGTAATCACGGCAGAAGTAATGGAGGCAAGACCCAAAGAAGAAGCAGTAATCACTTCGCCTGTTGGGGTATAAGCAGTAATGTTAATTGCTGCATCAACCATATATTCATCGCCATTTGCTCTAGGCTTTGTAAAGCCTTTGTGGTCGGCAAGTAATGTAACAGTATGTGTCAATTAAAACACCTCAGAGCAAATTCGTGATTTTACCTTGTCCCTTGAAGTAAGAACAACCAGTTTCAGCCATCGTGCGGTAAAGAGCCTTGTTTCCGAGGCTACCAACACCGAATGGGTTTCCGTTGCTGATACCATCCTCAAAGTATTGAGTAGGCTTCATCACAGAAAGCCACAAATGGTCGGTATCAAGGAAAAGCATATCACTAATCAAACTGGCGTTATTACCCGTTGAAGGCATAGCGGCAACAGGAATCAAAGGAATGTCGTAGTAAGTAGAAACACGGAATCCGACTTCTGCACCCTTAACACCACGAACACCGTTCACGGTTGGAACGATTTCCTTTCTATCCATAAAACGCTCTTGAGCCTGAAGCAAATCAGAAAGCGTTTGAAGAGTATCATATCCCGTAAGAATGACCTTTGGCGAACCACCAGCAACACGGAGTCTGCGAACCATATCGTTAATTACAGTAAGCGTCAATTGTCGTGCTTCTGCTGAAAGGTAGCCATCACCGAAAGAAACTTCTGCGTCCAAATAATCGTTGCCTGATGCACTTCGGAGTTTTCCGAAAAGAGTGTCAATTTGTTGGTCGGTAGCCGTTCCAACAAGGTTTCCTCCAGCATTGTCAGCCAATTCATCAATTTCATCAGAACTGCTCACAATCTTGTAAAGCGAAGTGTATGCTCTATCAATAGCATTTGCCGTAGCATATGCCGTAGTTGGAGAATAGTTCTCTAAAGGCATAACGAGCATAGTGTTTTGAACTTCAGCGTGATGCTTACCCATATCCTCTCTCAATTGAGCACGAATATCACCAATACCATCGTCAATTTGAGCCATTTCCATAGCCAATTCGCTGAAAGCAAATTGATGAGCGATGATTTTTGGACTGGTAAAGAGCGTATCATATTCGGGTGCAATTGAAATCAAACCATCCGTGTTAGAATCAAGGCTGGCGTTTTCGGGAACACCACCGATTCGGTCAGCACGAAGGGCATCAGCACCATAAAGCGAATCTGAGAGAGCCGTAGTAGAAATCGCAGTAATGTCCAAAAAGTTTCCAGCACCACCAGCAGGTCGCTTCTTGAGGATTCTCCAACCACTTGAAGAATAAGGTCGCTTTGCGATAACAGACAATGCGTTGCATTCTCGGTTTAGCATAGACCAGACCTTTTGGCCGTAGATTTTGTTGTAAAGATTTGCATTAATACCCGTTGGGTCGGTTAGCGAACCATCGTGAGCGACATGAATACCGCTAACGGTTCCTGCCGCTTTAAGCAATTGGTTGCTAATATGACCAGTTGCGCCCGTTCCGTATGTTGCTGCTTCTAAATCTGCAATAGTGTTAATATATCCTACCATCTTAAATCACCTCAAAGGTTTCCTCCAACCATTTTATGAATATCAGCCCAATCCATTTCGGCTAATTCATCCATAGTAGGGAGTTTGATTTGGGCTTCTTCTTGAGCCTTAATGATGTTATTTCTCTCAGCCGTCAAAGACTTTCGGAGAGAAGCAAATTCATTCTTAAGAGAAGCAATTTCGGAAGCCGCATCATATTGCGACTTTGCGAGAATGCTTTCTCTCGTTGAGGTTTCAGCCTTGAAGCGAGCCTCAAATTGCTTTTGGAGATTGTCGTAGGCTAACTTTTCAAGTTGTTCTTGGCGGAAAGCCTCATAAGCCTTCTCAATGTTTCCAACGGACAAATCAAGGGTTTCAAGTTCCTCATTGTTAAAAGCCTTCACAACGGGCAAATCCGATGCTCTTGGCTTTCCGTTGTCAATAACGATTCGGTCAGCAGGTTCGCCAATTTCAACACCTGCGCCATCAAGAGTAGAAACATAAGCCTTTGCTTCGGAATCACCGTAGCCCATGCTTTCCTCATCTTCATCTTCCATCGGCATACCCTTTTCATTTTCGGGCATATCCATGCTTTCTTCTTCTTCTTCTTTACGGAGCATATTCACTTCTTCCATCAAAGCGTCTAGTTCCGCTAATGCTTTTTCAATTTTGGTCATATTTTTCACCTTTTTTTCTTGCTTTAAAATGTCAAATTTTGCTTCTGGGTTAATTCCTTTTTCACAAATAGTGACTTCGTGTAATTCTAACTTTGAAATTTCATTGTATTGTCCAAATTCATCATTGGTTTTCTTTACTTTTTCTAAAGCCTGTCCTCCAATACTGAAACTTCTTAATGAACCTTTTCTAATGCCTCGGTTAATTTCTTTGGCTTTTTCAATATCATCTCTTAACTTAATAACAACAAAGAATCCAACATCATCAACTTCAGTTTTCCATAGTCGTCCTGTTTTATCTCGGTATGATTCAACAACTTCCCCAACTTGAACATTTGAATGATTAGTCATTACATTTCTAAACTTAGGATTCTCCATATATTTTTTAACAGCCTCATTGAGTGCTTTGAGTGTGATTAAATCATTTTGCTTATCAACGATTTCAATGCTTGCATATCCACCAATCATTAATTCGTCGCTTTTTAGAATCCTGAAATCTTGAGTTGTGTTTCTCATCACCGTAGAAGTCATTCTTCCTCACCCCTACTAACCAATATCCAGTATATAAAGAACACCTAATCCTCAACAGGAAGGGGTAATTTGTTATACCTATCCTCATAAATATTCCACTTTCCTTCATCCCCTTCTTTATCAGCAGGTTCCTGTTTGAATCCTGTCCATGCTAACCACATAGACTGTCCATCAACTTCAATGACCCTATAATGCATTTTAGTTTCAAACTTATTTCCTTCTAAGAAATATTCATGATAGCCGTCTCTTTGAATACCTAAGCGGATTTTACCAGAATCAACAACTTTACCTTTAGGAACAGTTTTTGCTACTTCTGCTGGATATTTACCAGCCGCACCGAATAGGTCAAACATCTCTTCTTCATTTTCAATGTTAATTGTCCAGAACATATTTTCTGTTTTTAGTTTGATTGCTAAAGTTAAATTATCATCTTCTCTAGCATAAATTTTGAATATTCCTTCTCTTAATTCAGGAGGGGTTTTATACTCACCCTCTACTGCTTTAATATCTTCTTTTATGATTTCATCTTCCTGCATAATTTTATCGTCATCAGCAGAAATTTTATTATCTTTTTCACTAATACCGTCTCTAAGAACAGCCCATTGTTTTAATTTCTTTTCACTAGAATCAAGAACTTCTTCATATAAGTCCTTATGTTTTTCTTTCAAAAAATTATGTAATTGTCTCGGAGTCTGTTCTCCATTTAATTTTAGGTGCTGAAACATAGCAACAGTTAATTCACTTTGTTTAGTTTTCATAATGTCCAATGCCTGTTGCTTCCACATATCTAAATCTATTGTAGCGTTTTTAGACATTAGATTATCTTCTTCATAGCCATAAATAGTAAAACCATCTAAATCGTATTTAATGATAATATTTGCTTCACCGTGAATATGGTCTGTAATTTTGATACCTTTAGTAAATGCTTCAACATTATAGTTTAAAGATTTCTTGGTGTCTTGAGACAATAATTCCAAAGTGACTAATTTATCGGGATGTTCAACTTCGGGAACTTCAATTACTTTAGCAGAAAATAAACTATACCCTTCTCCTTTCTTTTTAACTTCATCCACCTTAACTCGGATAATATCTCCAACATCAACAGAAATTTTAGTATTTAATGCCCTACCTACATTTAAGTATTGTTTTTTATTAATATCAACTGTTCCTTCCATTTCTTCGGTAATTGGCCCAACACCAATACTATAAGAATAGAGATTGCTTTTGGTCTTTTTCTTGTCAAGAACAATAACATCTAAATCAACAAATTTTTTCCACTTAATCCACTTAGGGTTTTTCTTTGTTCCGATATAATAAGTTGAAGTAGAGTCTTTAATAACTACTCCCTCAGAAGCAGGGTTTTCCATAATTTCTTTTGAATACTTTTCAATATCCTTTAAATTATCTGCTTGTCTTGTATCTTTCTTTGATGGGAAAGCAATCGCTTCATTTGTTTTTGAAGAATAATTGTTGAATAAAATAGTCATTCTATTTTCTAATTCCTCATCAACGAGAGTTTGAGATTCATGACGAATAATATCAAAAACATGACAACGAAGTTTTGAACCATCGTATTTTCCTTTAAACACATGAGCGATTGTGTCTGCTCTATGAAGAGGTTCATCTTCATCATCAAATAGAATTAATTCACCATCTAAAATACAATCACCGTATTCTTTCTTTTTAAGTTCTTCAACTTGTTCTTTACATTTCTTAGTAATGTCTTTTCCATTATAAGAATATATTGTAACTTTGTCATCAATTTTATGTAATTGAACTCTCATACCATCATATTTTTCTTGAACATACCAATTTCCACTAAAGCCTTTTAATTCATTAATGTCATCTATTTCAAATATTCTATACATGGGTTTATTAGGAACAATAAATTGTGAAATTGATTTTTTCTCATCACTTGGAACAGACTTAGAAAGACCTTCAATATTAATTAATTCGTCCCATTCTTTTTGGTCTTTCTTAGAGAAGAAAATTAGTTCTAACATATCCATAGCAGCCTTTACTTTAGATTCAACTTTCTTTGAGTCTTTTCCATCCCCGTAATGCTCAATAATATAGAGGGCTACATCGTCTGATTCTAGGTCAAGTCCCATAAGACCCTCCGTAATTGTGTCGGGGGTCATGCCTTTAACCTCATAAATGTCATCAGATAGTGCTTTATTGTTGTCCCTTATTGCATAATGCACAAACTTAACCATAGATTCGGGATTATCTAACAATTCTTCAAGAACACCATCCTTGAACATGGAGGCGAAGGGGTCGTCCACAATGGACGAAGAATAGCGAAGAAGTTTAATATTTTCAAACAGTTCTTTAGCCTGTCTTGAAGTAGGGTCTTTAGTGTCCTTATCTTCTAAATTCTTTTCATCAATAAAGTTTCGCATTTCCTTTCCTGCGGCATCTGTTTCATTATATGATTCAATGATAGTATCAACTGCTTTACGCCAACGACCACTATATTCATTAGGGTCGTGCCTTGCAGATAAATAGGCTACTCTTGTCTTTTCAAAAAGACGAAGAATTTCTTGGGAAGGCTGTTTATCCTTCTCAATAGAAGCAAGTTTCATTTTAACTTACCTCAAAAACCCGTCATGTGTTCTTTCATAGCCATTTGGATGGCGGCTCTCATTCTTTCATCACTATAAGGAAGCCCATCGTTTTGGAAATTAGAAAGAGTTTGTTTGATTTTAGTCAATTTTTCCTTTTCAGCACCAGAGGCACTAGAGATTTTAGAATCTAACGCAGCAAATTGACTTTCATAACTGTTTGATTTCATAACAGCACCTATGCTATCCATTTGCATAGCGTATCTCAAGAGCCTTTCTGCCTCTTGTTGATTATACACTCTCCCAGTTTTTGCATATTCTGTTGCCTTTCTAGCAACCATTTGATAGATATTTTTCTTTTTGCTATCCGTGAAGTTTAAACTTGCATTCCGTTCAGCGTTTTCAGCCAACTCCCACCATGATGATGCCCCGTCTATTGATTTCTTAAATCGCGTAGACCTTCTTTCAAAATTAGGGTCTAATGTTTCTCCCGAATATTCCGAATCATAAGCAATCGTTTGCTCAGGAATTTGAGATAACTCTCTTTCAAGTTCCATTAATTTCTTATTAACTTCAACCATCTTATCCATCATCTGTTGTTGTTCTTCGGGTTTAGCATCCTTGATTTGTTTAGATAGCCCAGTAAGCAGAGCAGAAAGACCGTCAATTTGTCCAATCAATCTCATTTTTTTCTCATGGTCTAAAAAAGGATTAGTTTCATAATCTTCAGGTAAAATGTTCTTTAGAATCTTAACCATTTTAGTTACTTCACCTGCATAAGCATGAAGTGTAGTTGGCCCATCATTTGATTCTGCTTTATAGTTGTAATTTTCAGCCTTTGGTCGCTTCAATTTAACTGCTTCTGAATCATCATCTTCTGGACTACGGTTGTTATCCATTAAAGATTGATAAAGCATTTCTTTTGCTTCTCTTGCTTTTTGAATCATAATAGTAATCTGTCTTTCTTCTTTTGTTACTCTTTCAGGCATTTCAATCACTCCATCTTTGAAACCATTTTGTGAATATCTGACCAATCCATACTAGAAACATCGGTAGTTGGTAATGAATCAAAACCACCCACAGTATTGTCCATAGCAGGAGTAGGGCTTTGAGAAACAACCAATCCTGCTTTCATTAACAGGCTATCTTTTGCGTAAATGGTCTTTTCCAATGCTTCAACCTTTGCGGTCAAAGCCTTGATAATTTCTAAAACATCTTTGTTAATACTTTCTTCTGTCATAATATCACTTTTCCTCTCCTTTTCCACTAGGATAAACTAAATCTCTTAATTGCCGATAAAGTAATTCATATTCCTTACGCAACTTCGTAGCAGTAGCCACAATATCAATGTTGCGCTCATCCATAGACTTCATTTTTTTGTTTAATTTCTTATCTGACTTAGTTAAATCTAATTCTCTAAGAACCTCAATAAGTTCACCTAATTTAGTAAAGTCTTGACCGAAAAATTCAGTTGGTTCTGCTGCTTGAAGGGTTTTCTTTAACCTTTTTCTTCCCTTAGCATCTAAGGAATCAAGAAGTTTTTTAGGCTCTTGTTTCTCCTCTTTAAGAATAAAATTATTACCATCACCATAATAGTCCCAAGTCATTAATCTTCCTCCTTTGGTGAATTTTCGCCTTCAACTAACTTATCTAATTGCTTAACAATATCAAATAGTTGATTTTCTTTTTCTTTAAATTTATCAGAAATTTCTTCAAATTCCATTAATTCATTAACTGGAATTGTAGGAAATCCTTCAAAGAAGCCATCAACAATAGTTGTTGCAGTTGGATTTTCTTTCATAAACTCGTTAAAACCCATGTTTATTTGTCCTTCAGATTTTCTTGAAATTTTAGACATAGCAGTAGTGTATTTCCTCATATAAGGTAACAAAGTAATTCCTTTTGTTAAAAGTTTTTTAACTTCAGCAATAGGTTCCGTTTCTCTAAAACGGTTTAAATAACTGTTGAATCTAGAAATTGTTTCAGTATTATCAAAAATATCAACATCTGCAATAACTCTTTGGAGTTTTCTTTTTTCGGCTTTGATTTCTTTTTCTAATTCTTCAGTTGCTTCTTGAACATATTTTTCTTTGTTATTTTGAATATCCTTCATCATATCCATTAATTGTTTAATATTTTTGTCTCTTTGTGTTTTATTATCTCTTTCGTTTTTTGATTTACCAGAAGAGGCAATAACTGTTCTTAATGAAGTATTTAGTTTTTGAATTTTCCTAACAATAAGTTTATTTTTATCTGCAAGTATTTTTTCTAATTCTATAATTTTTTCTTCATAAAACATTTTAGATTGTTGAATTTCTCTTTTATCTTTTCTAATTCTGTCAATTCTTCTTAATGCCCTTTCATATTCTTCATCAGTAGGGGCTTGTTTTCCTCTTTTCACTCGTTCCAGCATTTTTAATCGTTCTGCTTTAACCTTGCCTCTAGGAACGAGATTTCTTGGCTGTCTTTTATATTTTTGAACATGGAGTAATCTAAACATTTCTAAGAAATCAATAGTATCAATAACTGTTCCAGATTCTTCCACAGCCAGTTCAAAATTAAGAATAATATTAATATCAGATATTAGTTTATTAACATCAATATCTTTTCCTCTTCTATTTTCTTCTTTTGCGTTTCTTGAAATAGTATAGGACTTACCTGTTAATATACCATCAACTAAATATTCTCCATATTGTTCTTCTAAATAGTCGGGATTGTTCTTAATTGCTTGAAGTAAGGAAAGTAATTTAGAAGATTCACCTGAAGTTGCACCTAATCTTAAGTAGTCTTTCATGGCTCCTCTAACAATTAGTTTATTTTCTTCCTTAATTACTTTAATTTTATCAGAACTTCTAACCATATCAATTAAAATATCAACTTGATATTCAAGTTGTGAAAGGAACTTATATGCAGAATCTTCTTTATTTTTTCTATCAACTGCTTCTCCTAACCTTCTTTCAGCAAGAACTCTTTGCCTAGCATCCTCTTCATCAACGATATTATCATAAACTTCATCAGCATCTTCTTCTTCACTTCTTCTTTCATCAGCCCTTCTTCTTGCGGCTTCTTTATCTTCTTCTTTTTTAGCAATACTAATATATTTACGATAAGTAATCATATTGTCTGAATTAATATTAGCCATCAACGATTTTTTAAGAATAGATGCACTTGCCCCTTCTTTAACTAAAGCAGAAGTATTTTCATCTAAATTAGCCTTTCTCAAGACACTAATCAAAGACTTATCTTTGGCTAATTCATAAAACATTTATTCACCTCAAAAGGGAATATTTTCTGTCTTTCCTCTCTTTTTAGAAGGGAGCAGAATAACATCAGGATTATCAGCAGAAGAAGGTAAAGATTTATGAGATGAATCGGGAGGAAGCCCAACAGACATATCTCGGTTTTTTTGAACCTTATTATTCTCTTGAGCCGTCATAGCCTTAACTTTGGCTAACTCTTGAGTCAATCTTCTTTGCTTTTGGTGTAAATCTTCGCTCATAATTTTTCCTCCAATGTTCCCTGTGTTCTTTCTAAAATGTCAATGATTTGTTCTTTGGAAAGACTTTGAATATAATTAATAGCCCTGTCAATTAAATCCTCTCTTGTCATTTCAGCAAGGCTAGAAATATCTTCTTCAAAAACCATATCTAAACTATCCATTCTTCCTCTTGGATTTAGGTCAGCCATAGGGTTTCCTCCTTTCATTCTCGTTTGAGTGGGTCTTTTCACCTTATTACTCAAAACCTTTTCAGGGATTTCTTTACCCCCTCCAAGTTTGCCTTTTCTATCTCTTACTGCTTTTAAAATATTTTCCCAGTTATCCATCTTAACCAATCCTTCTTTCTGTTCTGTTGTCATTGTTTTGATTACCTGCATCTAATGGTAGTCCCGAAAGTCTCTTGTCTGGCCCTACGCTCATCCTGCTTTTATTCCTTGTGGCGGGTGGGTTCTCTTGAGGTTTCCCTCCACCTTGCATGGCTTGTTCTTGCATCTGTCCTAATTGTGAAGCATCAAGATTTGTTCCTGCATAGGGGTCAAGTTCCGCTTGTTCTCCTTCACCTTCTGCTGGTGGTTTTTCTTCTGGTTTAGGTTTCTTAAAAGTAAAATTACCATCTTCATCCATATCAACTTCAAATCCTAAATTTTTAGTTGATGCTGCAATATTAACTTCTATTTCACGCTTACGAAGAACAGCAATTTCATCTTCTTCTTCGCTCGGTGGTAATTTCAAATCCCAATCTGTAATTCCAAATTGTTTAACAAGGAACGGAAATACATAATTGTTATACACCGTTTGTGCTTTTTGAACTGCACGATTTGTTACGAGGATTTGCATACCTTCATTGTTTAATCCACCGCTTGTAGTATTATCAGCCATGAAAACTTTACTTACACCATAGAAGGCAGAGATTCTATCTCTTAAGTCATCCTTTACAGAAACATAATCCATTTCTTTAAGACTGTCCATAAACTTAATCCATTCCACAGAACCCTTTCCACCTTCTGCTTCAATTCCCATAACTGGGATAAAGTGGGGGTCAGCCTCCATTTTTTCTTTTACTGAACGCCAAAAAGAACGCATTGAGTCCATATTTCTAGTTTGAACTGCAAGTAATCCTCTCGGCATTCGGCTCTTAGTATAAGATTGATTAACATAGTTTTCCATAGCAATAAGAGTCATAATATTATTAAATAAAGTAATAACAGGAGACATACCATAAAGACGAGAAGGACTATATTTACTAAAATGTAATACTTCTCCCTTTAAAAAGTGCTGGTCTTCCCCATTAACTCTATTAACATAATGAATAGGAAATAAATTACTATCACAAACTTCACATCTTTCGTGAGGGTCAGGATGAATGACTCCACGATGATTTACACAGGTGAAACCTTTAGTTCCTCTTTGTCCATTTTCATCACTATAAATAAACATAGTAACTGGGTCGCCACGATAAATTTCTTTAATCCTATGCATTCTAATTTTACCATTACCATCAATAAAATATTCTTTAACCAAAACAATGTAAGCATCGTCCATAATATTTAAATCATCTTCAAGTTCTTGAAGAACATCAATAAATAATTGTTCAGATTTATTAACATACCCTTCAATGAATTTTTCAGCATATTCTAATTGTTTAACATCAGGAATTTTTAAATCAGGACTTTTACAACGAGAACATTCTTGAACAGGTCTTTTATGTTCTTTCCCACAAGAATTACATAGTGCTTCATAAGACTTTTCCCAAACATATCCTCTTCTAAAAACTTCTTGTTTTAGTTGAGTAATACAAGTTCTAGCAATAACAGATTGATTAACAATATTATAGATAATTGGGCCAGTCATCATGTGATTGGTTTCCCTTTCTTGAATGCCCATATTGAAAACTTTTCTATCAGCAGGTTTAGGAGTTTGCCTCCTAAAGAGGTTACTAAAACTAAATCTTCTGCTATCTTCAGCCATTGATTACACCCCCTGTTTAAAGCCTACGCTATCCCTGCCTATCAACGCTTCGGTTAGGGTCGTCCACTATCCTCAACATCATATCTTTCATTACTTGAACGAAGCATTTCTTCAAGAATACCCTTTAAACACATAACTTGCTTTTCGGGGTGTTTATATCCAAGTTTAAGATAGTAGATGACCATTCTTTTATTAATATCAGATAAATTACTAAAACGAACATATTTAGTTTTATCTTTTGGTAATTCATCAGAAACAATTCCTTCCTTTAATTCTTTCCAAGTCATTGACATTAATATCACCACAATTTTTTACAGGCTAAACATTTAGGAGTAGTAATCTTTCCTTTACATTGGTCGCAGTTATGTCGGGCTTTGAAATTAGCACGACGCTTTTTATTGGTATGCGTTCCTCCGCCACGATTCTTTCCTTTGCCTTTGTAATTACCATAACCTTTCGCACCAGCATGAATTTTCTTTCCTTCGTGAGTAAGCATCATAATTTTCTTACCTTCCCTATCAGAAGGATAAACACGACCAACTCTCATATCCTTTTTGTCTTTCTTTAAGATTTCTTTCCATACCATAATATCATCTCCTAATAGGGCTTTGTCCATAATTGTGCTTCATCAATTTTACAAGTCCAACAGCGTTTAGAAACTCTAGTTTCTTTTTTACATTTTCTACAAACAGTTGCGTATCTAATTTTTTTAGGTAGTTTTGTTCTTACTCTATGCTTGAAAACATCGTAATGTCTGCGAGGCACTAGCAATTCCACCTTTCGCTGCTTTTATTATATTATGTTTGCATACTTGTTCCAGTTTGGCTCATAGGAGGGAGAGAAGAAATTCCCCGTGAATCAATTGCTCTTTTTGCTTGTTCAAGTTCTTGTTGAGTTATTGGCCTATTAGTAAATTTATAAGTGCGTTTCATTTCCTCCTTTAGATTGTTTCCATACTGTTTAAAGGCTTGCTGATATGCAAATTTTACATTATCGTCTTGAAATTTAAGTCCAAATTTCTCAATATCTTCTGGTTCTGCTTTAAGTATTTCTTTCCAATTCATACTCCCTTCCTCCTTTTATATGTTTTACAAGCGGCACAGGTTGGTCGGCATCTTTGCTTTGTTCCTTTAGAAGCATCTTTTCTTCCACAAGGTTTTGTTCCTTTCTTATCATCTTCACAAGATTGACAAGAAACCCAACCTTTCTGCCCATCTCCCCCTCTTCTTGAAAACCAACCGTGAAGTCCTTCCTCTTTTTCTCTTTTGAAATTATCTCCGCTTTTCTTTACAGAATTACCCCAATTCTTTGCACCTACCTTTCGGCATTGAACCAAAGCACCCGAAGCGTAAGCAGACGGCCATTTCTTATAACGGCTTCGCACCTTATCATAGCAAGCGTCTTTTTCTTTTTTGAGTTCTTCAAACCATAAAGACATTTAAATCACCCTTCCAAACGCTTCCTTTTTCTTCCACATATAACTTAATATATTTATGCATTCTTCCAATAGCATAATTGTAATTATTTCCTGACTGATACATTAGGTTAGCAATTTCTAGTTCTTTTAAAATTTTAGCAACATTATCGTTTTCTGGAGTTTTTCCTTTATTTTTAGACAAAATCTTTTGAGTAGTTTCAATAATATGGTTTACTGCTTTATCAGATAGTCCCTTGCTATTTCTTAAATAAGGTGTTGAACTTTTAATAACCTTGTGCTCAAATAAATAATCCGAGGCATCATCTACACTTTCCCATTCCTCTTCTTTAAGGTCATATTTATCGGCTATTTCTTCTAAGTCATCAATAGCAGAATCAACTTCTTTTGATTTTACTATTGTTCCGTCAGGTCTAACTTCGTGATAAGAATAACCATTTACTAACCAACCTGTTTCCTCAGAAATCCAATTAACTAATTCATTCTCTATCTCTTCACTAGTAGCATTTTCTTCAATTCCCAATTCTTTAGCAGTTACAGCCATCGCTTGAAAAGTATTATCTAAGTCTTCTTGCTCATGTTCATCGGTTTCATAATCAACTTCAGTAATAACAAAAGTCCTTTCTTGTTGTTTGATAATTGTCCCAATTTGTTCCATAGAATCCATCACAGACATTTTACAATTATCTTTATATTTTTGAATATCGTCAAGATTAATATTTTCTTTTGTCCAATCAAATCCTACATGGTCTTTATGATTTTCCCACTTCATTAATTTAAAAATTTCATCACATCTATTTTTATACCAGTCTTCTTTCTTGTATGATTTCTTCATACGAATCAATTCAAGAAGCAATTCAGCATTACCTTTCTTTAATCTAAAATGAGGTAAGCATTTTGTTAAAAGATTAGAAATCTCTTCCTGTGAATAAAAATTTAAACGATTAATAAGACGGGTATCTTGTGGTGATTTTTGGTCTAAATGCATACGACCAAAACCAATTGATTTGTGCATTTCTTGCATGAAAGCCTTACCTCTTTCACCAGTAGCAACTAAACCTACTCTTGGGTTCATATTACGGTCAAGAGTAATATAACCATCAGAATCAATAAATGCAGCAGTATAAGCCCAAATATTTTTCTTTATCATTGAAGGAACTTTATAGTAAGAACCATTCACAGAAACAATATCTAGTTTTTTAATTGCCTTTGAGATAGAATTAGGACTCGCCGCTTTATGTAAAGTAGAAGGCATTCTTTCGTGAATACTTGACGCATTAATTCCTGGATTTTCACAAACCATTTTAAGAATAAAATCATTTTGTCTTTCATTTTTTGATTTAGTAAGAGATTGGTCAGTAATTTTATTAATTGCTTCTCTAAAATCTTTTTTAGCAGAACTCATAGTTTTATGTAAATCGGAATATTGTTTTCCGTAAGCCATTCCTTCTTGCTCAATTTCTGCTTCCCAAAACTTACAAAGAGCATCAATAGTTTCTCTTCTTAATTCAGAACTTTTCATTTTATGAAGTTTTGACAAGTCTTTTTCGTTATAACGCATTTTTCTAAGTGGAACTTGATAATCATTTAGCCAAGTAATAGAATCAATACACTTATTCAAATGGTCAGTATAAGCATCAATCATTGTATCAATTGCTTTTGACATTCGTGTTCGGTGTTCTCCCTTTAATGCACGACGAGCCTTTCTCATCTTTTTAACTAAATCGGGAATAGTGTGTTCTTGGACAATGTATTCATTAGGAAATTCAGTCAATCTTTTTCTTGCATCACTAGCATTAATGTTAAAGGAATTAGATAATTTAACAATTTCTTCATGCTCAGACATTACATAAGAATTACTAAAAATACTCTTTAATTCAGTATCTAATTGTTCCTCTATGCTATCTTTGACGCTCTCTTCTTCTTCGTCTAAATCGGCCAAACGGTTCATTTGTTCAGCCGCTTGTCGGTATTTATCTGCCTGTTCTGTCATACAAATACCTCAAAAGTTCAAGCCTATGGTGGACGAAAAGCCCTGTTGTGGTCGTTGTGGCTCATCACCAAACAGCCCTAAATCATCAAGGAGTATGAAGTTATCCGAGGCTTGATATGTGGCCGCATTTGCTAAAGCGAGGCTCATCACCATGTCGTCATGCGCCCCAATTCCCTCAAACTTTCCTCGTTCAGTAATCGCAAACATTGACATTTCTTCAATCAGTAATGAAGAAACTTTTCTACTCTCTTCGTTGCCGTATGGGAAGTTAATCTTTCCATTTTCAAGAGTCATTTGTAAGTTAAGAATAATCTCTTGTTTCTTTCTTCGGGTTGTATCAAAGTCATGAACATTTACATCGGCAACTTGACGAAGTTCTTGAGTAAATGATTTAGCGAATGTGTTTGTTTCAAACAGAATAACTTCTGGTCTAAAGACCTGATTTAGTAATTTTACCTTTTGAATATTTTCACGAAACTGAACATTTTTTGCTCTATCAACATAAACAATAGATTTATTTTCATTAGCATCCATTTCAATGACAGTAATAACATTATAGTCCCCATCTGTTGAAATAGCAGGGTCTACGCCAATAAAATATTTATATCCTTCACGCTTTAAAGGTTTCAAAACTAAATCTTTATTCTTAGCATTTTCTAAATGCTCTGGACTAAACAAAGAAGTTCCTGTTGAAATCGGAACACACATATATTCTCTTGTGAACATCAATGAACCAACTTCTGCCTTACGAGCCATCAATGCTTCATAGTTCCAACGCTCAGGCCATAGCGGTTCGTTTAGTGCGTTTAAACAAGGGTAAGTTCTAACAGTATAAGCAGGATTTTCTGCTAATTGTTGGTAAATATCTGTATAACTGAAAGGAGTTCCGATAACTCTAAGTGATGCCGAATGGTGAAGCGTGGGAATCATGTCGCCGTAAAACCAATCCGTAACCTTTTGAATCCCAGTCATGCTAAACTCTTTCAAAGGGTCGTCAATGATGATTTCTTGAGGGTGCAAACCACGAATCTGCGAGCCTACGGAACGCTCAAGGATTTGGTTTCCATTGGTTAAGGTAATGTTTCCGATAGCCCAACCTCTTGCGGGTTTAAACTTTTTGAGCATTGGGTGTGTGAACATCTTATCAATGTCTCTCATG